ACTCGGGGCGATCCTCGATGCCGTGGACTACACGACCGGCAACTGTCGCACAAACGACATGGTGAGTGCGGCCCTAGACCGCGTGCTAATCACAAACGCCCGCAAGGTGCTTTCTGGTCTGCGGAACACCGTGCATGAGCCGCAGGCGCGGCGATCAATCCCAGACGAAAGCCCTCAATGAAAACTCCCGAAAACGTAACGCCCGCGCCTGTTGGCTCTGGGCACCTGGTTCTGCCTCCGAAGTCTTTTGTGCGGATGTTCAAGCCTCGCTTCGCCGCACTGGTCGAAGCCGGGACGAAGACGCAGACCGTGCGGCCCACGCCGGCGCGGATGCCGAAAGCCGGGGACAATCTCAGTCTGCGCATGTGGACCGGCAAACCCTACCGCTCGAAACAGCGCGTGCTGCGCGAGGCAACCGTGCTCTACATCGCTAAGATCAAACTCGACTGCTTCGACATGTGGTTCGACGGAGTGCGGGCGAGTGAGGCAAAGCAAGAGGCGTTCGCACGAGCTGACGGCTTCTCGACGGCGCACGAGCTGCTCGACTGGTTCGAGAACGAGCACGGCCTGCCTTTCGAGGGCGTCGTCATCGTCTGGCAGAACGAGTGATTCTGGAAACGCGCGTTCGTATATCACTCGATGAAAACCTCGATCACACTTGTCCGCTGGCTGCGCCTCACGCCTAAACAGCGTGAGGCGATCTCCGCGCAGATCGAGGCCACTCGTGCCGACATCCGCCTACGCAAGTGGTCCCTCACGACTGAGCGCTCCTATTGCGCCTGGGTGCGTCGCTACGGCATCTGGCTCGCCCTGAGTCCCGCCGCTCGCTCGGCGCCGGATGCGAGCGCGCGCGTGACTGGCTATCTCACTCAGCTTGTCGCCGGCCCCAGTCCGCGCAGCGCCACCACCCTCAAGCAGGCGCTCAATGCGCTGGTTTATTTCTACAAAGCGGTGAAAAAAGAACCGCTCGGACGGCTCGGCGACATCCCCCGCCCTAAAATGGTCCGCCGCCTCCCGCACGTCCTCACGCACGAGCAGGTGCGCGAACTCATCGGCGCGGTCGTAGATAGCGAGGCCTATCCCTTCCGGCTTATCTGCCGGCTGCTTTATTTCACCGGCATGCGTATTTCGGACGTGCTCAACCTCCGCGTGCAGGATTTCGACTGGGAACACTCCGAGATCGTCCTGCGCGCCGGAAAGGGCGATAAGGACCGCATCGTGCCGCTGCCGCGCGCCTTGATGCCTGAGCTCCGCGCGCAACTCGCCCGCGTCGAATTGCTCTGGCGGCGCGACCAGCTCGACAAAATCCCCGTCGCTTTGCCCGATTCCGTTTACAACAAGTGCCCGCGCTACGGCCTAGCCTGGCCGTGGTTTTTTGTTTTCGCCGCCCCCAATCGCTGCCGCCATCCGCGCCTCGGTCACCTTGTCCGCTGGCGGCTCATGGACAAGACACTCCAGACCGCGCTGCGCGAGGCCGCCGAGCGCGTGGGACTTCTCGGCGTCGCGACGCCGCACCGACTCCGCCACGCCTATGCTACGCATTTGCTGGAGAGCGGCGTCGATATTCGGAGCGTTCAGGACATTCTCGGCCATGCCGACGTCAGCACAACCATGATTTATACGCACCCCAGCACCCGCGGGGTGCACGTCCGCGCCTCCGTCGAAGCACTCGCTGTATGATTCCTCTGCGCTCTCCGCGCCCTCTGTGTTAAAATAAAAATGCCCGCCACTGCTTTCACTACCGATCCCTGGCAAGCCGCCGTCGCACGGTTCAGCGACAAATCCACCGTCGGCTCGAAGCTGCGCACGGCCGAGTGGGCCCAGGTCCCGCTCGCTCTGCGCGACCGCGCTTTTTTCTCCGCCGGCGTCGAGCACGCCCGCGTGCTCTCTGCCCTGCGCGACAAGGTGGGGCAGGGCCTCACCCAAGCCCGCCCCGGCGGCACCGGCATGGATGCCTCCCGCTTCGTCGCCGAGATGCGCAACCTCCTCGGCGCCGCCCCCGGCGATTCGGGCGACCTCACCGACCTCACCAGCGTCCGCCGGCTCACCCTCATCTGGAATTTCCAACAGCAGGACGCCCACGCCTTCGCCGCCCGCCAGGCTGATCTCGATCCCAACCTGCTCGATGCGTTCCCCGCGTACCGGCTCATCCGCGTCGAGTCCCGCCGCGTTCCCCGCGATTGGTACGAGCGCTGGGGCGTCGCCGGCAGCAAGGTCGGCTGGGCGGGCGCCAGCCAGCGCGTGATGGTTGCGCTCAAGACCTCGCCGATCTGGGCCGCGCTCTCGCACTTCGGCCGCCCCTGGCCGCCCTTCGACTGGGGCAGCGGCATGGGCCTCGAGGATGTCGATCGCGACGAGGCCGAAGCCCTCGGCCTGCTGCCCAAGGGCGACACCCCCGCGGAGCGTCTGCAGCGCCTCCGCGGCGACGCCGCGGAGGCGCAGGACGATTGGAATGCCGGCCTCGCCGCCAGCGTCAAAGGCCTCTCCGACACCGCGCGCTCCTGGCTCCAGCAGGCCTTCGGTCCGCGCGTCGCTCTCACTCCCGACTCCGCCGAGTGGCGATGAAAAGCGATAAGCCATAAGCGATAAGCTGTAAGCTATTCCACCGCGCCCTTCGCGCGCCGCCTCTTTCAGCCTTCAGTCATTCAGTCCTTCAGCCTTTCCCCTTCCATGATCTCCGCCGAATACCGCGACCTCGCCACGCCACGCCTGAAGCAGATCCTCGCCGACCTCTCGCCCGCACAGCGGCGGCTGATGCTCGGCCGCCTCGGCAAAGCGCTCGAAGGTCAGCTCAAGGCGCACTTCCGCGCGCGCGAGCAGGAAGGCAACAAACGCGGCTGGCCCAGCCGTCACTTCTGGGCGCGGGAAGGCGCCGACAAGACTGCGCTTCGTTCCGTCACGGCCGACCAGGCCGTCGTCGGTATCGACTCCGTCAAGTTCGCGCACAAGGTCACCGGCGGCACGATCGTCCCCGGCCCTGGCAAGCGCTTCCTCGCGATCCCGATGCGCCCCGAGGCCGCGGCCGAGGGCGTGCGCCCCAGCGGCGATACCTTCCCGGGCCTCTTTGTTGTCCGCTCGAAGATCCTCGGCAAAGCCTGGCTCGCCACGCGCGAGGGCGGCGCGCTGCGCTTCTACTGGCGGCTCGTGCCCAGCGTGCACCAGGATCCCGATCCCCGCGCGCTCCCGCCGGCCGCGCAACTCCGCTCCGCCTTGGAGAAACGCGCCGAACTCGAAGTCAATCGCATCGTGCAGCAGGCGACGTGATTTTACCGCAAAGAACGCAGAGAGCGCAGAGAGATCAATGGCTGAACCCGCAGAGAAAATGATCATGGGTAAGGAGCTGCGCGATGCTTTCGCTCAGCGCGGGATCACTCTGCATTATGTCTATTGCCGGGAGCTGATCCGCGCCTGTCCGAAGAGCGTCAGGCAACGCTATATCAAATTCACCGACGCCTGGGATTTCTGGGTTTTGAATCCTGGCTGGCAGCCGTTTTCCAAAAAGGTCGAAAATCCGAAACAACTCGAACTCGGTCGATAGTGGTCGAAACTAGAGCGCTCGAAATTCCGCCCCGCGCGGCCCCACGCTGGTGGCACGATGCGCATCAGCCGGGCCTTCAGCCTTCAGCTTTCAGTCTTCAGCCTTTTCCTGCTGCTGGCCGGCTGCACGCTCTGGCCCAGCACCTGGCGGCTCGGCGGCTCGCCGCTCGATAAGCACGAGCGCGCCGCACAGAAGCTCGCCGCCGCCCAGTCCGAGGCCGTGGGCGCCGCGCAGGCCGCCGTGCACAAAGCCGAGGCCGCGATCGCCGTCGCGCCGCCCAGCCGCCCCGTCGCCGTCGCCAGCGATTTCGTTTCGCAGGCGCGCGCGCTCCTCGACCAGGCGCACGGCGCACCGTCCGCCGCCGATGAGGCCGCCTGGCGCCAGCTCGTCGCCGGCCTCGTGAGCGAAAATGCGGCCATCCGCACCGCGGCCGAAAAGCAGCACGCCGCCGCCATCGCCACCACCGCCGATCTCGCGCACCGCCTCGCCGCGGCCACCGCCACCGCCGAGCGCGCCAACACGCGGGCGCTCGACTACGCGCGCCAGAGCGAGGCGCTCGCCGACTTCGCCCGCAAGCTCAAGCTCGGCTTCTACGCGCTCGTCGGCCTGCTCGTGCTCGGCACCGTCCTCTCCCTGGCCGCGCGCTTTGTGCCCGCCCTCGGCGCCGCCGCCAAGGTCGTCAACGCCATCGCCGCCCCCGGCATCACCTACGCCGCCACGCGGGCCGAGGCCGGCCTGCGCAAGGTCGGCACCGCCCTCGCCGAAATGCGCGGCTCGCTCCCGGCGGCCACCGCCGCGCAGATCACCGACCGGCTCGATGTCGCCACCGATGCCGATCACCAGCGCCTCATCGCCGCCGGCGCGGCGGCGATGAACGGCTGAAGGACTGAAGAGCTGAAAGACTGAATCACGATGGACGCCTCCACTCATCCCGACGTTGTCACGGCCGCCTTCAGCGGGCCGGGGATCGTGATCGCAGATCGCGATTTCACCGGCGCTCCGGGCACGGACGATGTGCTCAAATTCTCCGCGGCGCAGGCGCTGCTCCGCGGCCGGGTCACCGCCGCCGGCGGCGCGGAGAATGCCTGCGATGTCAATAACGACAGCGACATCGTGCTCCAGGGCGAGCTCGGGCTCACGGGCGGCGATCAGGCCGGCCTGAGCGTGAAAGGCGGCTCCGCTCTGGGCACGCTTGACGCGGGCGTCGTCGTCTTCCTGCCGTCGGCGAAGTCGCGCACCGACCTGCTCGTCGACGACTGGTCCGATCAGTCGCGCGCGCCCTCCATCGTGGTGATGCGCGCCCGGCGCACCGACGGCCAGCCGGTGCGCGTCGTCTTCGGCCGCTGGCACCGCCCGCGGATCGACGGCCCCTCGCGCATCGTGTGGGGGTGGACGATTGCGCTGCACCTCTACAACCCCGCCAAGGCTCTCCTGCGCGCGCTCCTGCGCATCCCCGCCGGCACGAAAGGCCCCGCCTGGTTCTGATTCTCCCCATGCTGCTCCTCGCCCAATCCCTCGGCTCCCAGCCCGACTCCACCCTCAGCTACTTCGCCGTCGGCATGGTCGTGATCGGCCTCTCCTCGCTCGTCCAGCTCGCGCTCGCTGGCAAGCAGCTCTTCGGCGGAAACAAGGGCGAGCGACAGATCGAGCCGACCCAACTCGCCGGGATCTCATCGGAGCTGAAGGAACAGACGCGCATCCTGCACCACCAGTCGCACGAGCTCGGCACCATCGGGGCGTCGCTGGTGCAGACGCAGCGCGAGGTCGGCGAACTGCGGGAGACGCATAGCCGCGACATCAACGGCGTCCACAAGCGGATCGACGGCATCAGCCGCGAACTCGCCAGCACCACGGCCAAGACCGACGGCCTCATCGACCGGGAGAACCTCTGAGCCACACAGCGGTAAGCAATCAGCGATAAGCCATAAGCCTCATTCCACCGCGCGCTCCGCGCACACCCTTTCAGCCCTTCAGCCTTTCAGTCCTTCCCTCCCGTGCTCCCCGCCCGTTCCCTCGCCCTCGATCTCGCCGTGCTCGGCGTCCTGGCCGCGCTGCCGGCCGACCAGCTCATGCCGGAAGAGCAGCTCCGCGCCGAGGTGGCGCGCTCGGTCCTGCCACGCCCCACCACCACGGAAATCGACGAGCGTCTCCGCACCCTCGATACCCGCCGCCGCATCGCCGGCCTCGTCGGCGCGTCCGGCCCGCGCTGGCAAATCACCGACCTCGGCCGCCTCTGGCGAGCGTCCGCGCAATAAACCGTAAGCCTCATTCCACCGCGCGCTCCGCGCGCCGCTCCTTCAGCCCTTCAGTCTTTCAGCCCTTCAGCCTTTCCCGCCATGCGCACTCCCCGACAGCATCGCATCGACCTCGCCCTCGCGGAATGCCTCCGCGATGCCGCGCCCTACCTCCTCCCCGAATCGGTCCTGACGGCCGATGCCGCGCGCAAGGTCGTGCCGCGGCCCACCGCCACGGAGCTCGCCGACAGCCTCCGTCATCTCGACCTCGCCCGCGCCCTCACCTCCGTCGTCGGCGAGACCGAGCCGGGCTACCGGCTCAGCCCCCTCGGCCTCGCCTGGCTCGCCGAGCAAGCCTGACGGGCTCCAACCGCTGAAGGACTGAAGGCTGAAAGACTGAACCGCCCACCCGTGAAACTTCGCAAAGACAGTTTCGCCGCCCGTCTCTCTGCCGCGCAACGCGACGAACTCTTCGCGTTGCTCGCCGGTGGCCTCGGCCTTGCCGACGCCGCGAAGCAGGTCCACGCCTGGACGAAGGCGGAGTGGGGCGGCCGCGCGCCGAGCACGCAGGCGATTTCCGCGTGGTTCCAGGCCACCACGGTCGAGCGACGTTACGCGGCCGCGAAGGAAGTCGCACTCGTCGCCCAGGCCAATTGCCCCGCCGATTACGACGAGGCCGCGCGCCGGCAGCTCGGCCAGGCGCGGTTCCTCGCCACGCTCGAAGGCCTCTCCGCGATGGACATCGCGTTTTTAGAAAAAAACGAAATCGCCCGCCAGAAACTCGAACTCGAAAAAGAGAAGCTCGCCCGCGACACCCGCCTTCAGCGCCGCGATCTCGCGCTCGATCGCGCCCGCCTGCTCCTGGAGCGCGCCCGCGGCGGCGAGAAGAGCGAGGATCTGCAGCAGCAGATCGACCTCGCCCTCGAGGAGATCCAGAAAATGAAAAACGGGGAGGACGCGTGAAAGCTAAGAAGCTTCAGTCCTCCAGCCCTTCAGCCCTTCAGCCTTTGCGGGCGAAGCCCGCTTCCCGTCGCTGGCGCGCGTATCAGCGCGCCGCCGACGAGGCGCTCGCTCGCTGGGGCATCTTCATTCTCTTGTGGCGGCGGCAGACCGGGAAGACTGAAGTGCTTTCCACCTGGGCGCTCCAGACGATGCTGGAGAAGCCAGGCGAGACGGTGATCCTCGCGTCGGCGTCACTCAACGTCGGCGGCGAAGTCGCGCTCCGTGCCGCGCAGGTGTTCTGGACCGTGCTCTCGCGGCTCCGCGAAAAGTTTAAGGCCATCGCCGCCGAATCGGTCGAGGCCGGCAAGGAGCCCCAGCTCCTCAGCGACTTCGAGGCGCTCAAGGATGCCTTCGTCGGCGGCAAGCTCGAGGTGCGCTTCACGCACCCCGACGGCCGCGTGTCGCGCCTCAAAGTCCTCGCGCCGAATCCCGCCACCGCCCGCGGTTTCTCCGGCACCGTCTTCCTCGACGAGATTGGCTTCATCCCCAACTTCCGCGAACTCTGGGACGCCGTCGAGCCGATCACGTCGAGCGATCCCACCTTCCGCCTCATCATGTGCACGACGCCGCCGGCCGACGCGTCGCACTACTCGCACGAGCTCATCGTGCCGCCGGCCGGCCTCGAGTTCGAGTCGGTCGAGCCCGCCGGCGTGTGGTATCGCTCAGAGTCCGGCATCATGGTCCACCGTGTCGACGCCTGGGATGCCGACGCCGCCGGCGCGAAGCTCTACCACCCCGAGACACGCCAGCCGCTCACCACCGACGAACACCGCGCCCTCGCCCTGGACAAGGAAGCCTGGGATCGCAACTACGGCCTCCGCCTCGCCACCACCGGCACGGCCGCGATCGCGCTCAACGTCCTCCATCACGCCCAGTCGCGCGACGAGGCCAAGAGGTGCATCTTCTTCGATGGCGAACTCCCCGCCAATTGGCGCGACCTCCTCGGCGCCATCGCCGAGCCCGTCACCGTCGGCTTCGACGTCGCCACCACGGAGAAGCACACCAGCAACCCCAGCTCCGTCACGATCGCGGAGAAGAGCGGCAACGAACACCTCGCCCGCCTCATCTTCCGCTGGAAGACGAGCGACCCGAAAGTCTCCACCGCCCACCTGCGCGAGTTCGTCACCACGCTCAAGACCCGCCGGCTCGTCGTCGATGCGACCAATGAGCGCTTCTACGCGCGCCAGGTCCGCGACGAGCTCTCGCGTTTTTGCTCCGTCGAACTCGTCGTGTCGTCGGAGAACATCACCGTCGGCACCGTCGAGATGCCGGTGAAGACGTACCTGGGCAACCTCGTCGTCAATGCGCTCGACGACGGCAAGCTCGTGCTCCCGCCCGATCGCGTCGTCCGCCAGGACTTCCGCCTCGTGCGCAAGGTCCGCGGTCGCTTCGACAACGAAGTCGATGGCAGCGGCAACCACGGCGACACCTTCGATTCCACCAAGCTCGCCCTCCACGGCTGGCTCACGCCGGCCGCCGGCGCCTTCACCGCGGAGACGCTGCAGCAGGTCCGCGTCGGCTCCGCGAGACTCGGCCTCCCGCTCTTCCATCGTCCGGCTCTCCACCCCCTCGCATCATGAAGCTGCTTCAGTCCTTCAGCCTTTCAGCCCTTCAGTCATTGTGGCGCGGCCGCCGCGCCACCACCACCATCACCCGGTCGCGCGTTGCCGACTTCACGCCAATCCTCTGGGCCGGCCGGCGGATGACCCCCGACCAGGTGCGCATGGTCGTCGAAGGCGCCATCGGCGGAAACATCCAGGAGCAGTGGGCCTTGTTCGACATGATGGAGGACACCTGGCCGCGGCTCGCAAAAAACCTCTGCGAAGTGAAGCGCGCCGCCGCCCGCGTCACGTATGCGGTCCAGCCCTACGCCGAGCGCGGCGAGAAGCCGACGGATACCGCCAGGGAGCGCGCCGACCTCGTCGAGGCTTCATTGCGCAACTGGCGTCCGAAGCCCGGCACGCTCGAGCTCAGCTTCGAGGATGCCCTCTTCAACGGGCTCGATTGCCTGGGCAAGGGCCTCGCGGTCGAGGAAATCACCTGGCAACGCGCCGAGGAAGGCCTGCTCCCACGATGCGCGCACCTGCTCCACCCGAGCAAATACGGTTGGAACGCCGAAGGCACGGAGCTCGGCCTGGTCGCGGCCGGCGGCCGCGAATCTCAAATCTCAAATTTCAGATCTGAGATGGGCGGCTCCGCCGCCTGGGCGGCGTTTCCGCCCGGCCAGTTCTGGGTCGGCGTCTGGCATTCGCGCAGCGGCCCGCCCGGCCAAACCGCGCTCCTGCGCTGCCTCGCACCCTACTGGTGCGGCATCACCTTCGGCTGGGAGTGGCTCCTCGCCAACGCGCAGATCTTCGGCGTGCCCTTCCGTTGGGCCACCTACGATCCGAACCGGCCGGAAAACCTCGGCACGCTCTCGCAGATGCTCGCCAACCTCGGCTCCGCCGGCTGGGCCGCCTTCCCCGAGGGCACGACGCTCGATTTCAAGGAGGCGGTCACTCGCGCGGCCGACAATCCCCAGGTGTTCATCCAACAGCTCGCCGATAAGTACGCGGATCAACTCATCCTCGGCCAGGAAGCGTCGAGCGAGAGCAAGCCCGCCGGTATCGGTAATGGTGCCAGCGAACTCCACGGCAGCGTGCGCTCCGACCGCCTGCAGGATGCCGCGCAGTGGTGCGCCGACCTGCTCAACTACCAGCTCGTCCCCGCCGTGCTGCGGTGGAACTGGGGCGACGAGGATGAGCCGCCCACGATTGTGCCCGAGCTCGCCGGCGAGCCTGACCCGAAAGCCAAGGCCGAGCGGCTGCAGATCCTCGCGCAATTCCTGCCCCTGCCCAAGAAATGGACCTACGAGCACAACGGCATCCCCGAGCCCGAGGAGGGTGAGGAGACCGTCGGCGGTCCCGGCTCCGCCGCCGGCGCATTTCAGATTTCAGATTTCAGATCTCAAATTGCCGGCCCGATGGGCCGGCGTCTGGAGTCGGCAGCTCCGGGGCGGCCGAGTGATGCCGGCGCCCCGGAGACTGCCGCGCACGGCCCGTCCGCCCGCGAGGGGTCCCAAGATACTGCCGCCGCCGCAAAACGCGCCAAACTCCATTCGCCGCGTTTCGCCGTGGCATCCAGCGCCGAGCCGGACACCGCCGCCAGCGATCAGCCGTCAGCGATCGGCGATCAGCCTTTCAGTCCTTCAGACCTTCAGCCTTCGCGGGCTTCGCCCGCTCTCCCCGGCGACTACCGCCCGCCGGCCGCCACGACCCACGCGCTCGCCGAAGCCCGCGCGGCTGATTTCGCTCCGCTCCGCCGTGCCGCCGAGCCGCTCCTCGCCGCGATCGAGGCGGGCAATCTCGACGTCGTCGGCGAGCTCGAGGCCTTCATCGCCAAGCTCGATGCGCTCGCGCCGCAGATGATCGGAGCCTCCGCGCTCGCCGACACCCTCGAAGCCGCACTCGCCCAAGCCGCCATCGCCGGCGCCGCCGGCGCGTATCGGAAGGCTGAAGGCTGAAAGACTGAAGGCTGAAAAACTGAACCTCATGATCCCCGTCCTCATTATCGTGCTCTTGCTCGTCATCGTCCTCGATCAACCGTGAAACCTCTTCGCCCCTTCGCGCCTTCGCGTTTTAACCTCATCCGCGCCCGCTCGTCCGCCGCCGACGTCATTGCCGTCATGGCCTACGCGCAGATCATTCCGCTGCCGGGCACCGCCGAGGATCCGCTGCCTCCGCAATTCGTGTGGATGCCCAAGGGGGAGCACCAGATCTCCGCCTTCGGCGCCGACGGCGAACCGTGGCAAGGCACAGTCATATGCGACGAAGCCGGCTGCGCGGCCGTCCAGGCCAAGCTCGCGCAGGTGCTCGCCGCCGGCCGCCGCGTGTACCTCGACAAGGATCACGACGACGGCGCGGCCACCGCCTGGGTGAGCGCGTTCTCCTGGGACCCCGCCCAGGGCATCGTCGTGCACGTCGCCTGGACCTCGCTCGGCGAGCAGCTCCTGCGCGGCAAGGTCTATCACTCGTTTTCGCCGGCCTTCCTCCTCGATCGGAAGACCGGCCGCGTCTCGGGCTTCCCGGCCGGCCATGCCGCCGGCGGTCTCGTCAACGCTCCCGCTTTCGGCGCCGCGATGCCGGCGCTCATCGCCGCCCGGTTGGCCGGCGCCGAAATCCACGTCAACCCCGCGTCCGGCGGCTCTCCCGGCACAAAACACAATAGTACCATGAATAAAGAACTGCTCCTGCAGATACTCGCCGCGTTGGCGGTCCAAGTCCCCGCCGATGCGACCGACGAACAGGTCACCGCCTTGTTCGCCAAACACAAAGACCAGCTCGTCACCGCCGCGCAGACCAATGCCGAGCTCCGGGCGAAGCTCACCCAATTCGAGGCCGTGCAGGCGAAGGCGAAAGCCGATGCCGACGAACTCGTGCAACTCCGCGCGAAGGAAGCCCAGCGTCGCAAGGCCGATGCCCAGGCCGCCGTCGATGCCGCCGTCGCCCGCGGCGCGCTCCCGCCGAAGGACGAGAAGATCCAGGCGAAGTGGCTCGGCCTTATCGAGGCCGATCCCTCCCACGCCTCGCTCCTCGCGTCGATGCCCGGCAACCCCGCGCTCCAGCGCGTGACCACGCCCGGCGGCGGCGTCCAGGTGAAGGACGGTCTGGTCGAGTGCCTGCGCGCCATGTCCGCCGAGCGAGACCCCGCCGCCCGCGGCGCGATCTACGCGCGAGAGGTTTCCCCGCTCTTCAAGCCGGGCTTCGCGCTCGGCCCGATCCTCGCCGCCAATTCGCTCGGCACGCTCACCGGCGAACTCGTGGTCCAGCGCTCGCTCTCGATGCTCAAGCTCTCGTACCCGTTCCTGCGCGCCATCACCACCGATTATTCGTCGGAGAACGCCGCCTACGGCCAGACCATCAAGACCCGTCTGCGCGGCGCCCTCACCGCCAACACGTACGATCCCGACACCGGCTACGGCTCGAACAATGCCAGCACCACCGACGTCTCGATCACCATCAACCAGAACGTCGGCGTCCCCGTCACCTTCAACGTCAACGAGCTCGCCTCGACCAATCGCGATCTCTTCGGCGAGCAGGCCGAGGGCGCGCACTATGCCATCGGCACCAAGCTGGTCGATGCGCTCTTCGCCCTCATCACCACCGGCAACTACACGAAGCACACCGACTCCAAGCTCTCGGTCTTCGCCCGGTCCGTCATGACCAGCGCCGCGAAGGAGATGAGCAAGGACAAGGTGGCGCCCATGGGCCGGTTCGCCCTCCTCAACCCCGACTTCTTCGAGAAGCTGGGGCAGGATGCGACGCTCGTGCAGCTCGCCGCTTACCAGCGGCCCGAGTTGATCACCGAATACAGCCTGCCTCGCACGGCTGGCTTCACGCCCTACGAAGCCGTCAGCCTGCCGGCCACCAGCGCGCTCGCCGGCTTCTTCGGCACCTCCGAATCGCTCGCGCTCGCCACCCGCGTGCCCAACGACTACACGGCCGCGCTGCCCGGCGCCAGCAACGGCGTGGTGCAAGTCGTCACGAACCCCGACACCGGCATCTCCGTGCAGCTCGTCCGCTACGTCGATCATACGCTCGCCGCCGCCACCTCGCGCATCGCGCTCATGTTCGGCGTCGCCGTCGGCAACCCCGCCACCGGCCGCCGCCTCGTGCAGACCGCCGAAAGCTGAACGCGTCCTCGCCGGTTTCTTCGAGCCCCGCGCCTGCGGCGGGGCTCCCTAGAAACCAGCGCCCCGCGCAGCCATCAGCGATAAGCGATAAGCGATAAGCTATTCCACCGCGCGCTCCGCGCGCAGCCCCTTTCAGTTCTTCAGTCCTTCAGCCCTTCAGTTGTCCGAGCCCTACAGGCCTTCCCTCCATGTGGATCCCTCTCACTCCCCAGCACATCACCGAGTCCCTCTCCGGACTTGAGTTGACGTCGCTGCGCACCCTGCAGCTCGCCCCGGACCAGGCCGATCCCATTCCCGAGGCGATCGCGCGCACGACCACGCAGGTCAACGGCTACGTCGCCGCCTTCCACGGCACGAGCGTGGGGCAGGCCGGCACGATCCCCGAGGAGCTGCTCTCGTCGGCCATCGCGATCGCGCGCTGGCGGATCATCGGCCGCCTCTCCGTCGGCCCCGCCGCCAAACTCTTCGCCACCGACAATCGCCGCAAAGAATACGAGGACGCCATCGCCGAACTCAAGGACGTCGCCGCCGGCAAGTTCGCGATCTCCGTCGCCGAAGACCCCGCCGACGACCAACCCCGCCCCCCCGCCGACGGCGCCTGGGGAAGCGCCCCAAAGCTATAAGCGATCAGCGATCAGCAATCAGCCGTCAGCCCTCAGCTTTCAGCCCTTCAGTCCTTCAGTCCTTCAGCCTTTCCCGATGAACGCCGCCCGCACCACCTGGACCAAAGTCACCCGCTTCCGCGGAGACACGGCGCGCATTCCCTTCCGCCTCACCGATGAGCTCGGCGCGATCTACAATCCCACCGGCAAGATACTGATCTTCACGGCCAAGGCCACGGCCACGGATCCCGACACTGCCGCCTTGGTTCAGAAGATTTCCACCGTCGGCGGTATCTATATAGTCGATGCCACGGCCGGCCTCGTGCACGTCGAGCTCGTCTCCGCCGACTACGCCGTGCTCGCCGTCGGCGGCGAATACCCCTGCGACCTCCAAGGCCAGGATCCCGACACCGGCGCCGTCACCACCGTCGGCCGCATCGTCCTCGCCATCGCCCAGGACATCACGCAAGAGACCACGCTCTCGATCCCCACGCACACCACCGAGCCCAGTCCGCCCGGCACCGCCGCCGGCGACATGCTCAAGAGTGAAAACCTCGCGGGCCTCGCCGACATCGTCGAAGCCCGCGACAACCTCGGCCTCGGCACCGCCGCCACGCAGGACGTGGGCACCGCCGCCGGCACGGTCGCCGCCGGCGACGACGCCCGCTTGAGCGATTCGCGCACGCCCACCGCCCACACGCACCCGATCGCCCAGGTCACCGGGCTCGCGGATGCACTTACCGCCAAGGCCGATGCTTCCGCGGTCGCGACTGCCCTCGCAGCGAAGGCCGATAGTTCCGCGGTCGCATCCGCCCTCGCCGGAAAGGTGGATGACGACGACGCCCGTCTCTCCGACGCGCGTACGCCGCTTGCCCACACGCACGCGATCGCCGATGTCACCGGCCTTTCGGATGCGCTCGCGGCGAAGGCGGATGCGTCCACCGTCACAGCCGCCCTCGTGGAAAAGGTGGATGACGACGATGCCCGCCTCTCCGACGCGCGCACGCCCACCGCCCACGCCGCTTCCCACGCTTCCGGCGGCGGCGACGCCATCGTCCTCGCGCAATCACAGGTCACCGGCCTCTCCGACGCGCTCGATCTCAAGGCCGACGCCGCCGATGTCGCATCCGCCCTTGCCGGAAAGGTGGATGACGACGACACCCGTCTCTCCGACGCGCGTACGCCGACCGCGCACACACACGCGATCGCCGATGTCACCGATCTCGCCGCCACGCTCGCGGCCAAGGCGCCGCTGGCTTCGCCGACGCTCACCGGCACCCCTACCGCGCCCACGCCGACCGCAGGAGACAGCTCGACCAAGGTTGCCACCACGAGCTTTGTACAGACATCGCATTTGTCCACGGTGTCGATCGTCTCGGGCGCGACGAAAACCGTTACGTCAGCGGATGTCCGTACGCTGCAAATCTGCACGAATGCCTCTGGCTGCACCGTGTCCGGTCTGGATGCCTCCGGCATCCCTGTCGGGGCGGAGATCCTGTTTCACCAAGCTGGTGGCAGCATCGAGTTCGACGTTCCGTTCGGCTTCGCGATCTACGCGACCAACGGGCTCAAGACGCCCCGCAAGTTCTGCGTGGTCAGCCTCCGGAAGGTTACCGAGACCGCGTGGATCATGGCGTCGTACGGCTACGCGTCGGATGGCGCGCCCGTGGTTGTCGAAGACACCACGAGCCGCACGTTGGATAAAACCGATGTCGGCGCATGGATCCGTTGCACTAATGCCGCGGACGTGGCTGTCACAATATCGGCGCAGTTATCAGGCGAGTGGCCCGCCGATGCGGAAGTCTATATAGAGCAGGCCGGCGCCGGCATCATCGCCGTCGTCGCCGATACGGGCGTGACGCTCAACGGCCCGCTCAACAGCGCGGGGCAATACACGGCCCTCGGATGCAAGCGCGTCGCTTCCGACGTGTGGACCGTGATTGGGGGTGTCGCATGAGCCCGATGATGGCGATCATCGCCGCCGCGGCCGCGCGCCGCGCATCGGGCGGGACCGATGCCGACGTGCAGGATTTCTTCGACCGCGTCACGGCCAACTCCGGCACGCTCTCCAGCGGCACGCAGACCGCTGTCGCGACCTTTGTCGCCGCGGCCAAGGGTCACGGCTATTGGTCGAAGCTCTCCCGGATCAATCTACTCTGCGGCGACCAGCTCGCGGCGGCCATGGTGCCGCTGAAGGACGCTGGCGACAGCCCCCTCGACACCCCGACAGGCGCGGACTCGGGTGATTATTCGGAGGCTCTCGGGTTGGTCGGCGACGGCTCCCTGTATGTGGATACGAACTACACGCCGACCACGCAGGAAGACGACCCGGCTAGCTTCGGCCTCTTCCTCTATCTGGGTGGCACACCGCTGACGACCAAAGGCTCCACACAGGTCTTTCTGGGGGCGACGGTGTCGGGGTCCAACACGGAAATCGTGTGGGCGTTAAGCCTGAACGGAGTAAAGGGCTTCATCGCCGGCAGTGCGGGCGATACGCTTGTGCCGCCCGCTGCCCAACCGGACGCGAATGGGTGTGTCGGGGTTGCGACCAATGGTTCACGGGCGGGGCAGTTTTATTTCAACGGCTCGCCTATCGGCTCGACTGGAACCACTTCGGACAGTTTCGGAAACCGGTCTCTGATCCTCTTGGCGCGCGATACCGATGGGACCATAGGGTTCAAGGCCGTGCGCGATGCTCGCGCCTATGCAATCACCACCGGGATGAGCGCCGCCGAAGTCGCGGATTTTGCGGACGAC